AATGTCGTCCACCGCGTCCTCGATGTCGAGGGTGGCGGCGGCATTATTTCGTGGAGAGATAACCAGGAGCACCCGCCACCTGACCCGGTAGTTAAGGTTTGAGCCAAGGCGGGTTGGTTGTATCCACGGCGAATCAGGTACCACCACAACACAAGGTGGTGACGGTACCGCTGGCATGGTTTGGTACACCTTCCAACTTTGACCCGTTAACGCGGTGACAATAGCCTCCCGCGCCTCCGTGGATAACGCTGTCATCCGACCATCCCCCCAACGTTCAGGTACGGGCCGAGTAACGCCATAACCCGCCTGGTCATCCAAACACTCAACCGGTAAGGGCCGGGGCTAAAATCTGTGGCCACGGCTTGCCCACCAGCTGCGGTGCGGGCCTGGAATATCTCCACCCCAACACTGAGGGCGGCCTCTTTGCAGGCTGCCGGTTCCGCCGCGTATGCGGTTGTGGTTAGGAGCGACCCGACAATGTCGTCGGCGGCCTCAGCCACCTGGTCTAGGACATCGTCCATTGGCGCAACGTAGTCAAGGTCTAACGCTGCCGCTAGTTCTTGACCGTCTACGAGTGCCATGGGTCGCTCCTAACCTTTCCCGTGTTAGTTCTGTGCTAGGCGGACTACGCCGGCTGGCAGGTACGTTGCCGTGGCACCGTAACCATAGATGGCGATATCGCGCCCGAGTTGACCGACGTTCTCGGCGGTTGCCAAGCGTGGGCCGTCCTCGATCCAGCGGGCCGCTTGCCCGTTTGTGACAATGGCGTGACGGTCCGCGTCGGTGTCGAGCCACTTTGCGCGAACTACGCGCAAGCCTGACACGTTCACTTGGAGGGTGCTGGCCGTCGCTACGCCGCTAACGTTTTGCACACTGTAGGGGGCTGGGTAGAAACTTTCCCACCCACCTATAGCGGTCATAAGCGCCGTGGATGCGAACACTACGGATGCTGGGGCGCCTGTGGCGTCCTCGACCTCCATGCTTGCGGTGAACACTGCGGCCCTGAAATCTGCGCCGGTTGTGTCGCCCGCAAGGTCGTAGATGTTGGTGTTGTTCGACTGGGTCCACATGTTGTTGGTAAATACCCGGTCCGTAACGGTCGAGTATGACGCCGCCATGATGCGATTGTGTGCGTCAAGGTATGACGGTTGTGACCGCTGTAACAACTGGTAGGAGATGTCCGACCCTGCCGCGTAAGTGGCAAGGGTGGCGGTGCCTTTCTCCAGGCTGATCTGGACCGAGTTAACTTCGTCCTTTTCGTTGGCCTGTAGTTCCACAATCGTGGTGAGGTCACCGTCAAAAAATGGCCAGTTAATTTCTAGCCCGGAGGTACCGGCGGACTGTGGCCCACCAACCCCGGTGATAACGGGGCGGCCAAGGTCAATGATGCCGGCCACGGTTTGTAACCAAATTGGGGGCATAACCCCCGGGTTGTCGCCGGTGACCTGGTCGAATAGTGCGCGGGCCTCAACCTCTCCACCGTAAACCGCTTTGGAGTAGTCCCCAAAGGTGCGGTATTCGGCCAACGGGTGAACCGGCTCGGACGCGAACGCACGCGCCTCAATGCTGGCAACTTGCTCCCGCACACTGGCAATAGCCTCGCGGGCCTCTTTATCCTCAGAAACCACGACGGTTTCCTCGGTGGTTTCTTCTGGATTCATTTTCATTCCTTCTCTAATAACGCTTACGCCGGCTGTGGCGTACGCGGGCATGTGGGTGAGGCTGACTTCCATTAGGCCAGCGGTCAGGTGTTGGACTTTGTCGCGGGTTTTAGACCACGCGGATTTAATTGGGGTGAACCCCACGCTCAAACCTTTTGACGCCCCTGTTCTAACGAGGGTGGCGGCGTCACGGCCTTGGGCCGTGTTCACTATCTGAAAGTCAATGTAGAGCCCGTCCTCCCGGTTTTCGGCCCCGGTGATAACCCCAACCGGTTCACCGTGCCGGTATGCCAACGGTTTCCCAATAACGTCCTCAGGGGTGAAGGCGTCCCGCGCAAAGGATTCTTCTACGCCACCAAGTTTTGTTGGAACGTTGTAGGGGACCGCCCTGCCGTACCCGGTCGCTACGATGTCGCCGCCGTCCTCCCGTAGTTCTAGGATCAGTTCGGCCTCAGTGTTTAACGTGTTCATTGTTGTGAGTCTCCTAACTCTGGGAGGTCGAGGAGTGTGCGGGCCTCGTCAATGCTCATAACGTTTAGGGGCAGCATTTGTGCCGCGAGGCCCGCAATATCGACCGGGTTACCGCGTAGAAACACGGACGTGTCAAAGGTGACAACGTGACCCCTGGGGGTGACGTCCGGCATGGTGAGCCGTTGGCTGATCAGGTCCATCACTGGGCGGAGCGCCGTATCTAACAGTTGGCGGTATAGGTCTATGCGGTTTGAGTAGGTCAGGCTCGAGCCTGGCACCCCCGCACCCGTCCAAATCGGGTCAAGGTTAGCCAGGCGTGCTATTTGGATGGCCGCCGCGTTCCTCGCGTCGTCAAGTTGCATCTCGGACGGGTTAATACCCATCGCTTTCGCGTCAATGGTGGAGTTTAGGTAGGCGGTTACTTTCTCGGTGCGGGCTGTTTCCCACGCCTCTAGGAGTGCGTCTACTTGGTCTGCGGGGAGGTCCGCGCCGTTGTTTTTTAACACAACTTGGGCTATTGGTGACTCCGCGTACATGAGTACGGCGGCCTCTAACGCTGCGGCGGTGTTAATGGTGGACGCCCCGGAGGTGAGCCAACCGTTATTGCCGTCACCGTAGAACTTGATAATGTCCCGCGCCGGGACCGTGTTCCCGTTCCAATAGAACGGGTCCGAGGGTGGTTGTGCGTTGACGTCTGTGCCGGTGAACGCGGTTTGGAGGTCGTTTACGTCCTCGACCCGCATTATTTCGGCGGACGCGGGGAACCCATCCCAGCTGCGTGACGTGATCCGCCAATAGGCCCGGTCGTAGAATAGGAGATCGGCCACGGTGCGTTGCATTATGGCGGCGTACGGCAAAGTGTTTGAGGGGTTTGCTAGGAAAGCCCTAGCCACAATGGGTTGGCCGCTGATGTATTCGCGCAGCGGGAACGCCGATATTGTTGCCGTGTACGTTTTTAACGCCTTTTGGACCGCTGGCACTTGCATTGCTGTGGTTCGGGTGACGCGGACGCCGCCGCTGGCGAGGACTGACGCCATGAGCGCTGACGCCTCGCGGACGTGCAGAGCCGGGGCCTCCAACTGCGCGAGGGCAAGCGCGGTTGACTCCTGGCTCCGCACAATCCGGAGTGAACGGGGAAACGCCACGCCGCCATGATACCGACTAAATTACAACGGTGTGGTATGCGCGTTTTATGCGCGTCTGCGGCTCCTGATCATTGCCATCGGTTTGGGTGTTTTCGATGCTTGGGCGGCAGCGAACAGGACCGCCCTTGCCGCGTACACCCCACCCCGGCCCATAGGTGCAGTCAGGACCCAACCGCCTTGCCGTCTGGATATGTTCGAGTTGTAGAAATGCTCCAGGAGTACCGGGCTGTTGTCGTGCGCGAAGGCCCGCCGGTCGAACAGGTCTAACAGGTTTTGGGTGGCGGCTGCGGCCTCCCGTTGCCCTACGAGTTCGTCAAACCGTTGGGTTAACCGGTCAACGTACCCTGGTGTGACTTGCACAAAGAGGCTTGGGTGGCCGGCTCTTATTTTCGCTAATTGTTCGTCCGCCTGTTTGATTGTTCTGTGGGTCGTGACCCGGACCACGATACGGTCCTCGACGGGGGCGGCTACCGCAACGGCGTGCCCCATTCCGTCAAAGTCTGATTCTAGGGCCACACTCCACACCCCAACTTGGGGGAGTTGTAGGTCTGACTGGGTTTGAGCCCACCACCTATCTTTGAGCCAGTGGTTGGCTTTCGCGGTCCACTGGTTGAGGAACTGCCGGCGAAACGCTTCGGGCTCTATGTTTTCCCATTGGCGGCGTAGAAAGTCTTCCCGCGCCTGGTCCCAATCAGGTGACCCCCACACCCACGAGGCCGGGTCGTCCATGTCCGCTTGGGGTGGGGCTGACCACTCCAGGAGTAGGACACTGCCCGGGTCCGGTGACTCTAGTTTGTCTATGGCCCTTTGCCGGTAGGAGATCATAAGATCACTGGTTGAGTCTCCCGCCGTGGACGTCATTATGAGTTGCGGGTTGAGCCTTTTCGACATTGTCGGCATAACAGAGTCCTCAATAACTGACCGTTTAACTAGAAACGCCTCGTCCACAAATATCATTGAGATCGAGTACCCGACACCGGCGGACTGGTTAGCGGCCCGCACCAGCCACCTATCCCCTGTGGGTAACTCAATTTGGGGGGCGGTGTTCCCCCACCTGGTTGCCTTTTTGCCGTACTTTTCCACGGCCCATTGCCCAGCCGGGCGCATGACTTCTAAAGCTGTGGGGGTCGTGTTCGCTATGTGGAGGATAGTTTGGGTTTCCCCGAACAGGTGCGCGTGGTGTAACCGCCATAAACACATAGCCCGCGTGAGGGTGCTCTTGCCCTGTTGTCTCCCTACCGTCAGGAGCACCGACGGCCACACCAGGTTCCCAAACTCGTCGTGTTCGAGTATCCGGTTGAGCGCGTACCGCTGCCAAGGCAACAAAGACATATCAAAGTGCTCACCGAGCCACTCCTCAGCCTCCACCCCGTAACTACCCCGTGCGCGTTCAGGAGCCACGGACTCCAACCGGGGCAAGATAAACCCTTCCGGGTGAAACTCGGCCCGCACAAGCCCCTCCAAGGCCGTTTCAGGGGCTATGGGGGGGAGAAAGCG